CGATTCGCTGATGGAGTCGTACCCGCCGCAACTGATCGCGGCGTACCTGCGCGGCCAGTTCGTCAACCTGACGTCGGGCACCATCTACACCGCCTACGACCGCACTCTCAACGCCTCGCAGGAGACCGTACAGCCCGGCGAAACGCTGTTCGTGGGCATGGACTTCAACGTCGGAAAGATGGCCGCCGTGGTGCATGTGAAGCGCCTGGGCCTGCCGCATGCGGTCGACGAGATCGTCAACGGGTACGACACCCCGGACATGATCCGCCAGATCAAGGAGCGGTTCTGGCTGTACACCGACGGTGACTACCGACCGACCCGCCAGATCAGGATCTACCCCGACGCCTCCGGCGACTCTCGCAAGTCCGTCCGGGCCAGCGAGACCGATATCGCGCTGCTCAAGCAGGCCGGCTTCATCGTCTCGGCGCCCGCCGCCAACCCTCCGGTCAAGGACCGGATCAACTCCATGAACGCCATGTTCTGCAACGCCAAGGGCGAGCGGCGGTATCGGGTCAATCCCGACCGCTGCCCGACCTACGCCGATGCCCTCGAGCAGCAGGTTTGGGGCACCAACGGTGAGCCGGACAAGTCCGCCGACATCGATCACCCCAACGATGCTGCGGGCTACTTCATTCACAAGGAATTCCCGGTCGAGCGACCTGCGGCCGTTGTTACCACCCTGAGGTTCTGACCATGAGCGATTCCGTTTGCCAGTGCTGCGCTGCTGTCGAGGAGATGCGCGAGCACTGGAAGCTGATCGATTGCATCAAGGGCGGCACCTCGGCCATGCGCGAGGCGGGGGAGGCGTATCTGCCCAAGCGGCAACTCGAGACGAGGGAGGACTATGAAGCGCGGCTGAAGCTGGCGACGCTGCACCCCGCGTTCGAGGAAACGGTCGGCGCCATGGTGGGGCGAGTGTTTGCGAAGCCGGTCGTGATCGGCGATGACGTGCCGCAGGAGATCGCCGACCTGCTGACCGACGTGGATACGGAGGGACGTGACCTGCAAGTGTTCGCCCAAGACTGGTTCCGCGGCGGGCTGGAGTATGGCCTGAAGTTCGCCCTGGTCGAGATACCGCAACGGCCAGAGGATCTGCCGAACACACGGCAGGCCGAGCAACAAGCCGGCTTCAGGCCCTACGGGGTGCTGATCGAGCCTGGCCAGGTGCTGGGGTGGAAGACCGGCAAGGTTGCTGGTGTCGACAGCCTGACCCAGTTCCGCTTCCGGACGTGCCGGGTGGAGGAGGTGGACGAGTTCACCGACGAGTCCGTTGAGCAGATCCGCGTGATCGAGCCCCACCGGCATCGCGTGTTCGAGGAGGGCAAGGATGGATGGGAGATGGTGTCGGACACGCCGAACACGCTCGGCTTCATTCCCTTGGTGCCGTATTACACCGCGCGTACCGGATTTCTCACGGCGAAGCCACCGCTGCTCGAACTCGCCCACCTGGTGGCGAAGCACTGGTGGCTCCAGTCCTCCCTGGACAGTCTGGTTGATGTCGCCTGCGTGCCGATCCTGGTGATGACTGGTGTCGACTCCGGCGACGAGCTGGCCATCGGCGCGCGCTCCGCGGTGAAGTTGCCTCGGGAAGCCGACATGAAGTACGTCGAGCACACCGGCGCCGCCATCAAGACCGCGCGGGAACAGCTTGACTCACTGCAAGAGGAGATGAGGCAGGCCGGTGCGAAGCTGGTGGAGAAGTCCACCCAGGTCATGACGGCGAAGCAGTCTGGCGAGGAATCGGCGAAGGAGACCAGCAAACTGGCGATGATGTGCCAGGGCCTGCAGGACAGCCTGGTGCTGTTCCTGTCGTACTTCTCCCTCGCACTGAACAACCGCGCCGAGGGCGGTACCGTGCAGCTCCAGCCGAATCTCGACCCGGATTATGCTCCGGCCGAGACCATGGGTGTGCTGCAGCGCATGCGTGACGGCGGCTCGTTGTCAGACCAGACCCTATTCAACGAGGCCCAGCGCCGTGGCATGCTTGCCGAGGACCTGGACTGGGAGTCGGAGCAGGAGCGGATCCGCAACCAGGAGCCTGCGATATGACTCGCTTGGAGGTGCTGCTGGCGGAGTTGTATACCGACCATGGTATCGACCTGATCAGGACCACGGCGGGTATGTCGAAGGAAGTCGAGGAGAAGATCACCGAACTCGCCGAGGAGTTGGTGAAGCTGCTGCAGGGCCGTCGGTTGCCGCTGAAGAACGTCAAGGAGGTCAACGCGATCCTCGACGAGGCGGCCAAGGCAATCAAGGCGCAGTACACCGAGATCGCTGCGGCACATGATGCCAACCTGCGGCAACTCGCGGTCATCGAAGGAGGCTTCGCGTCGAGCTCAGTCAACAGTCTGGTGAGCCGGCCAATCATGCTCGGCGTCGGCAAGAACCGACTCAGCGCTGTGGTTGCGAATACGCTCATTGAGGGCGCGCCGACCAAGCAATGGTGGCTCAAGCAGGCTGCGGATGTGTCGTTCCGGTTCGCCGGTGTGGTGCGCAATGGCTTCGTGAACGGCGAGACCACGGAACAGGTGGTCACCCAGATTGTCGGCCGCCGGGCTCGGGGCGACCAACCGCCGGTGAAGGGCTTCATGGATGTCAGCAAGCGCGCGGCTCGGACCTTGGTCCACAACAGCGCCCAAGCGGTGGCCAATGGCGCCAGGATGGAGGTCTACAAGGCCAATTCTGGCGAGAATGGACCGGTGAAAGGGTATCGCCAGCTCAGCACCTTGGACTCGCACACCACGGAAATCTGCATGGTCTACGACCAGAAGACATGGGATCTGCAGTTCAGGCCTGTGGGGCACTCGTTGCCGTACAAGCAAGGTTGCCCGCGGCACTGGGGGTGTCGCAGTACCACTCTGCCTTGGCTCAAGACGATGCGTGAGCTGGGTATCGACGTCGACGAGGTGAAGAGCACCCGGGCGTCGATGGACGGCCAGGTGCCGGCCAGTCTGAACTTCGAGACATGGCTCAAGGGTAAGTCAAAGGCCTTCCAGGACGAGAAGCTGGGGCCCGGCCGCGCCGACCTCTGGCGCCGAGGCGTCATCACCTTGAGCGACCTGTTGGACCAGCGGGGCAACCCGCTGAGCCTGGCGCAACTCAGGTCGCTGTACGCGCCCGACTGATCTGATCACCAATTCGTGTAGGCCCCGGCAATGTCCGGGGCTTTTTTATGCCTGCGTTTCGGATGGAGCGGGGCGCCTTCCGGGCCGGATGGCCCATCGCAATGGCCGGATGGCCGGAGAAAGACGAGATGAAACTGAAGACTGTCGAAGTCGATGGCAAGCAATACGCCGAGGTCCAGGATGGCAAGCCGGTCTACGTGGAAGATGACGGTAAGGAGATCGCGTTCGATGCGGTTGGTACCCGGGCCACCATCACCCGCTTGAACGGAGAGGCCAAGCAGCACCGCGAGCGGGCGGAGAAGGCCGAGAAGATCGCAAAAGACTTCGAAGGCATCGAGGACCCGGCCGCAGCGCGTAAAGCCCTGGAAACCGTCGCCAATCTCGACGCGAAGAAGCTGGTGGATGCCGGCGAGATCGAGAAGGTGAAGGCTGAAATCGGCAAGGCCTACGACACCAAGCTGACCGAGGCCACCACGCGCGCGGAGCAGTTGGAGCAGCAGCTCTACGCCGAGAAGATCGGCGGCAGCTTCTCCCGCTCGAAGTTCGTGGCCGACCGCCTGGCTGTTCCGGCCGACATGGTGCAGTCCGTGTTCGGTAAGCACCTGAAGATCGAGGACGGCAATGTCGTGGCCTACGACGCCCACGGCAACAAGCTGTACAGCAAGGCCCGTCCCGGCGAGGCCGCCGACTTCGATGAAGCGCTGGAGATTCTCGTCGACCAGTACCCCTACCGCGACCAGATCCTGAAGGGCTCTGGCCACTCCGGCGGCGGAACGCCCCCGGGCGGCAAGCCCTCCGGCAGCACGGCCAAGTCGCTCGCCGACTGCAAGACCGAGGCCGAGAAGGTCGCCTACCTCGAAACTATCAAGTAAGGAGGCCACATGGCTTTCGATCTCGCTGTATTCAACAAGCAGACCTACACGGCTCTGACCGAAACCGTCGCCCAGGCGATCGACAAATTCAACCAGGCATCCGCCGGCACCATCGTTCTGCAGAACGCGCCGGCGCAGGGCGACTTCGACATCAAGGCCAGCTTCAAGCTGATCGCCAATCTGGTGCGCCGCCGCAACGTCTACGGCAACGGCGACGTGGCTGCGACTCGTCTGACGCAGTTGCTCAACGCCGCGGTGAAGGTCGCCGCCGGCACGCCACCGATCGAGTATGAGGCGGCCCAATACAACTGGGTGTTGCAGAACCCGGCGTTGGCGGCCCTGACCATCGGTGAGCAACTGGGTAAAGCACGGGTCGCGGACATGCTGAACACCGCCATCCGCGGCGCGGTGGCTGCAATCAGCGGTCACTCCGACGCGACCCATGGCAGCGCCACCGAGACCGCAACCTTCCGCACCCTGAACAAGGCGGCGTTCAAGTTCGGTGACCGCGCCAACGCCATCGCGGCCTGGGTGTTCCATTCCAGCGTGGTCAGCGATCTCTACGACAACGCTCTTGCGAACGCCGAGAACCTGTTCACCTACGACGGCGTGAACGTGATGCGCGACCCGTTCGGCCGTCTGTTCGTGGTGACCGACGCCGACTCGCTGATCGTGCCGGCTGGCGCCGACCCCGAGGCCAACCCAGCTTCGTTCCGCTCGCTGGGCCTGGTGCAGAGCTCGGTGCTGGTGACCGGCAACAACGACTTCGACGCTGTTCTGAACCGCACTACCGGCAAGGAGAACCTGGGTTCGGTCTACCAGGCCGAGTGGAGCTACAACCTGGGCGTGCTCGGTTACACCTGGAAGACCGGTGCGGGCGGCGCTTCGCCGAACGATACCGCGATCGGCACCGCGGCGAACTGGGAGCGCACCGCCACCAGCGTCAAAGACACCGCCGGCGTTCTGGTGCTGAGCAAGTAGCCGCAGAGGGGCCGCTAGGCCCCCTTTTCATGAGGTGGACAATGACCAAGAAGATTCTGTGGTTCGTAGCGGGCCCGGCTACCTCGGACCAGATGGAGTTCGCCCAGCGCAATGGGCTGACGATTCGGGATCCGCTCGCCTATCGCCAGGGTGACTTCCTCGAACAGGCCGATGCGGTGGCCGGCGAGGTGCCGCAGGCATACTCGGCGGCCTACGGCCTGATCGAACTGCAAACCAGCGGTGCTGCGAAGGCTTCGGGCGGCCAGGACGGCGAGCCAACCCTCGACGAAATCAAGGCTGACCTGAAGGCTCTCGGCGTTGCGTTCGATGGGCGTGCAGGCAAGGCTGCGTTGGCGAAACTGCTCGCCGAGGCGAAGGCGGCCCAGGAACCCTCGCCGTTGAACGACGAGCAGGTGCTGGCGCGTCTCGTTGAACTGGGTGTCGAGGTGCCGGAAGGCGCCACGCCCGATTCGCTGCGCGAGTTCCTGAAGGCGACCGAGGAGAAAGCCAATGGCGGTGGTGACTGAGGGTGACAGCGCCAACAGCTACGTCTCCGTCGACCAGGCTACCGAGTATCACGCTCAGCGCGGCAATGCTGCCTGGGCGTCGGCCTCCAATGACAGCCGCTCCTCGGCACTGATCAGGGCGACCGACTACATCGACCGCAGCTATCAATTCCGAGGCTCGAAGGTCGACCCGGACCAGACGCTGGAGTTTCCACGCACCGGCCTGGCCTGGCCGAACCGGAAGCTGCAGGCCGCAACGTGCGAACTGGCCCTGTTGGCGCTCGACGGGCCGCTGGACACGGTACAGCAGGCCTCCGCCGTGAAATCCGAGACGGTGGGACCCCTCACCACGGTCTACGCCGATCCGGTGAACCAGGGGCAGCCGCGCTACGTTGCAGTGGATCGGCTTCTGGAGGCGCTGACCGTCGGCGGCGGCATGTTCAACGTCAGGGTGTCGAGGATGAGCTGATGGCTGATATCTACGACCGTTCCCGGGCGATGGCCATTCGTATGCTGGCACCGCGGAGCAAGGGCGGTAAGGGGCTTGAGCTACGCCTGACCAAGTTCGAGCAGGGCGAGTACGACCCGGCGACCGGTGGAAGTCCAACCATCGAGCGCCGCTTCGATGGTTCCGGCATGCGCCAGGACTACGATGTGCGGGTTATCGACGGTTCGCTGATCCAACAGGGTGATGTCGAGATCATCATGTCTCCAGTGCAGCTTGGGGGGCAGGACATGCCGGCGCCGAGGAACGGCGACCGTATCGAGTTCGACGGCGAGGCCTTCAAGGTGGTGACTGCGAAAGCCTGGAATTATGCCGGCCTGGACATCGGCTTCGTCGCGCAAGCGAGGAGGTAGCGCATGGCCCGTGGCTCTCGCATGCGTCAACGCTACTCGGGGCGCCAGGGCAGCTTCGCTGCAGCGGTGGCGCAGTTCCGCGACCAAGCCTTGGCTGCCGGCGATGCGATCTACCAGCGGATCATGTTGGATCTATCGGTCAAGGTGATCGAGAAATCTCCAGTCGGTGACCCGGAGCGGTGGGCCGCGAACGTCGCTTACCGCCAGAGGGCGAGCGCTGCGGCGGACCGCTACGACGAGAACGTCGCGATTCGCAACACCCTGATCAACCTGAATCCGAGCAACTTCACCAGGAACGGGAAGCTACGTCGAGGCGTGAAGCACGCGAAGCCGCTGACCAAGGCGGAGCGTGACCAGAACTTCGACGTCAACGGGATGGTGGCCGGGCGCGGGTATGTTGGCGGGCGCTTTCGGGCCAACTGGCAGTTCAGCATTGGCACGGCCGCACCGGGGGAGATTGATGACGTCGACCCGACTGGCAGCAAGGCAATTTCTGCAGTGACCGCTGGGGTCCAGCCGCTGAAGCTCGGTGATACCGCCTACCTGGTGAACAACCTGCCGTATGCGGTACCGCTCGAGTACGGGCACTCCAGCCAGGCGCCGGCTGGCATGGTTCGGGTGACCATCGCCGAATTCCAGCAGATTGTGGAGGCCGCCGTCAGGGCGAACCAGGTATGAGTCACGAGATCATTCAGCAACTGTTCGAGGCTCGCCTGGACGTCTGGGCGAAGGCCAAGGGGATCCCTGTCGCGTACCCGAATGTGACGTTCGAACCGACGCCGGGTGCCATCTATCTACGCTGCTTCACGCTGCCCGCTGGCACTACCAGTAGCGACTTGGGCGGCTACCACCGGGGCTTCACCGGTGTGTTCCAGATCAGCATCGTGGTCCCAGGCGGGCAGGGCACCGGCGTTGCCGCAGACATCATCGCCGAGTTAGGTCAGCAGTTCCCTCTCTACAGCGAGTTGTCTCGCCCCGGTTTCTCTGTGCAGGTGGTGAGCCCACCAGCGCCGGGACCTTGGATATCGGGGGACATCGCCGATACCAAACCAGTCTCCATCGGCTATCGCGCCGACATCTTCTGATCGCCCGCATGGGCACACCAGCACCCGCCATAAGCGGGTTTTTTCATTTCCACACGAGGAAAACTCCATGTCCGCAAGCCTCCCCAACGGCGCGCTGCTGGCCATTGCTGCCACCTACGGCCCGGCTATTCCGATTACCGCTGTCTCCAACGCCAAGCCAGCGGTTGCTACCGCAGATGCTCACGGCCTGTTGGTCGGTGACGTCGTGTCGCTGGTGTCCGGCTGGACTGGCCTGAACGGCCGAGCCGTCAAGGTTGCAGTTTCCACCGAGGACACCTTCTCCCTGGGCAATATCGATACCACCGATGTGATCCGCTACCCGGCCGGCGGCGGTATCGGCTCGGCGAAGAAGGTCCTCACCTGGCAGCAGATCCAGCAGGTGATGAACCCGACCACCTCCGGCGGCGAACAGCAGTTCGTCCAGTACCAGTACCTCGAGGACGATGACCAGCGCCAGTTGCCTACCTTCCGCAACGCTCAGTCGTTCTCGATGCCGATCGCCGACGACCCCAACTTGCCGCAGTGGGCGGTGATTGAGGCGGCGGACCAGAGTAAAGCGCTGCAGGTGATCCGCCTGACGCTGCGCAACGGATCGGAGGTTTTCTACAACGGCTACGTCTCGGTCAGCGACACCCCGACCCTGAACGTCAACGAAATCATGACCCGGACCCTGACCATCGCTCTCGATGGCCGCCCGGTTCGCTACAACCCGGCCCCCTAAGGAACTGTCATGGCGAAGAAGTTCAGCATCGCGCAGGCGCCCACCTTCGAATCCAGTGTGGAGATTCCCCGCCTCGGCGGGGAGTCCATCAAGGTGCCATTCACCTTCAAGTACCTGGATCGTGAAGCGCTGGCCGACCTCTACAGCAGTTGGGGAGAGCGGTTCAAGCGCCTGGTCGAGGAGACTCGCGAGCAGTCTCTGGAAGCGTTCACCACGGCTCAGATCGACCTCCAGGTCGAGCAGGTACAAGCCGTTGTGGCCGGGTGGGGGTTCGACGAGGCGTTCACCGAGGCCAACGTCCGGCTGCTGGTGTCCTCCCTGGTCAGCGTGCCCGAGGCCATCCTCGAGGCCTACCAGAGCGCCTACAGCAGAGGGCGCTTGGGAAACTGAAGCGCGCCGCACAAGAACTCTATCGGCCTGCAGCCAGCGCCCAGGAGCTGGCGCAGTTCGGATTGTCGCCGGATGACTTCGACGAAAGCGACGAGCAGATGGAACTCTGGCCCTGCAACTGGACGGCCTTCATCGTCTTCGAGGCGATGAGTACCCAGTGGCGGGCCGGCATGTGTGGCGCAACAGGCCTGGACTACACCGCTTTGCCGGTGGTGATGCAGATGTGCGGCGTAGCCGCTGGTGAGCAAGCCGCGGTGTTCGCAGATATCCGGGTAATGGAAGACGCCGCTCTGCGGACCTTCCGCGAGCAGAGGGAGTCGGGATGAGCAATTTCGCCGAACTGGGCATCAAGGTCGATTCGAGCCCGGCCGCCAAGGCGGCCGAGGACCTCGACAAGCTGGTCGACTCCGCCGACCAGGCCGAACAGGCCATCGACAACCTGTCCGACGCCAGCAAGGGCCTCGAGCAGGCCACCAAGGGAGTATCGCGCGCGGAGGAGGACGCTGCCCGCAGTGTCGACAAGGCGGCCGGTGCGCGTGAACGCCAGGCTGCTGCCAGCCGGAAGGTATACGACAGTGCCGCTGGCGAGATATCCATCATCAGCCAGTTGGAACGGGCGCTCTCCGGCAACGTCGCCAACATCGATGATCTGATTCGCGCCGAGAGCTTGCTCGAGCGGGCGCGCAAAGCCGGCCTGACCACGCTGCAGGACGAAGCGCAGTATCAGGATCGCCTGGGTGCGGCCTATGACCGGTTGCAGAAGGCGGAAACCAAGGAGGCCGCCGAGAAGCAGCGCCTGGTTGCGGCGCAGAACCGTCAGATCGAAGCGATGCAACGCACGGTCAACAGCATTGATCCGGTGACCGCCGCGTTGGCTAGGCTTGAGAAGCAGGAAGCCGCGTTGCGTGGGCTGCGCGCCGCCGGCGGGCTGGATGACGCCGGGCTGGCCGCCGGCCTGGAGAAGATCGCGGCGAAGCGGCGGGACATCGAAGGGACCGGCGGCGCGATCAACAAGCTCGGGCTGACCAGCAAGGAAGCGCGCGAGAACGTGCTGCAGTTGGGTAACGCCCTCTCAACCGGTAACTGGCGGGTCGCCGCCCACAACATCGCCGAGATCGGTGTGAACGCCGGCGGCGCCGCTCGCGGTGTTATCGGCGTCCTGGCCCCGATTGGGCTGCTGGCAGCGGCGATCGGTGGTGTGACTGCGGCGGCGTACCTGGGCAGCAAGGAACAGGGCGAATACAACAAGGCGCTGATCATGACCGGCAACTACGCTGGTACCAGTGCCTCTGGACTGGGCGAAATGGCTCGCCAGGTCAGCAGTACGGTTGGCACAACCGGAGCTGCCGCCGAAGTGCTGGCCACCCTGGCAGGCAAGGGAAACCTGGCCAGCGAAAGCTTTGTCGCCATCACCCAGGCCGCGCTCTCGATGGAAGAGGCAACTGGCCGCGCGGTAGGGGATACCGTCGCCGAGTTCGTGAGGTTGGGCGAAGACCCTGTGAAGGCCTCGAAGGCCCTGAACGAGCAGTACAACTACCTCACCGCATCCGTCTACTCGCAGATCAAGGCGCTGGAGGAGCAGGGGGATCACGCCGGCGCGGTGAAGCTGGCGACTGAGGCCTACGCTGACGCAATCAACCAGCGGACCCCGAAGATTCTGGAGAGCCTGGGTTGGATTGAGCGTGCTTGGGATGGAGTCGCACGTGCTGCGAAGCGCGCGTGGGATGATGCCAAGAGCATTGGTCGCCAGGACATCGACTCCCAGATCGCCGACGTGGAGCGGCGCCTTGCCCAGCTCGATCAAGGTGGTTTCGGCCTAGTCGGCAACCGCGACGAGAGCCGGGACCGCCTGCGCGAAGAGCTCGACATGCTCCGCGAGCGGAAGAAGGCGATGGAGGACGATGCCAGAACCGCCGGCGAGCGCGCTCGGGCTGAACAGGCCGCCCAGAATGCTATTGACCGGATCGACGCTCGTTCCAGGGCGGCGCTGACCAACCAGCAGAAGCGCGCCAAGGAGTTGGAGCAGTACAAGAAGGATCTACAGGCGATCCGCGAGGTGAACCCGAACGATGACCGCCTGCAGCAGGCGACCATCGATCGCGAGATCGCCAACATCAACGCCAAGTACAAGGACCAGAAGGGCTCCGCCGGTTCGGTGGACCTACGCGCGGCCAACGCCGCGAAGAACAGCTTGGCCGAGATCACCGCGACCTACCGTAACGCGCAAAAGGAATTGGAGGCATCCCAACGCGCAGGCGTGATCAGCGCGGAAAGCTACGCGCAGCAGCGGATCTCGATCATCCAGCAGGAGCGGGATGAGGTCACCCATGCCTACGAGCGCGAAATCGCAGCGCTGGAGGCTGCCAAGGCGAAGCAAGGAACCTCGGCTGCTCAGCGAATCCAACTCGACCAGAAGATCGCCGACGCCAGGACGGCGCTGGTCAAGGCGCAGCAGGACGCCGATTCACAGCTCAACCAGATCGAACTCAGCGAGCAGGGGCGGCTACGGCGACAGGAGCAGTCGGTGCAGCGCTATACGCAGGCGCTGCAGGCGCAGGTCGATGCGTTGCGCCTGGAGGGCGAGCGCGCTGCGGCCGGTGTCAGCATGGGCGGACGAGAGCGGTTCCGCTTCGAGCAGTTGAACAGTCTCGACGACCGCTACAACCAGCAACTGATGGACCTGGAGAACCAGCGTTCCGATCCCAGTCGGCAAATGTCGGACGAGGAGTACGAGAAACGTCTGGCTGCGCTCAGAAAGGCGCATCAGGACCTGCGAGACACCGTGGTCAGCAACTACGACCAGATGACCGCTGCCCAGTCAGACTGGAGCAACGGAGCGAGCGGAGCCTGGAACGACTATCTCGAAAGCGCCAGGAATGTTGCTGGGCAGACGCATGATCTGTTCACCAACGCCTTCCGCGCCATGGAGGATGCAGTCGCTACCTTCGCCACGACCGGCAAGTTGTCGTTCTCCGACTTCACCAAGAGCATCCTGGCCGACATGGCGCGGATTGCAACGCGCGCCGCTGCTTCGCAGGCCCTTTCGTCCCTCTTCGGTGGCTTCTTCGGGGGTGGAAACGCTGCCGCGCAGTCTGGTGTCGACAATCTGGTGAGCAACAGCGGGCTGTTCGCCAACGGTGGTGCGTTCGCCGGCGGGGTGCAGATGTTCGCCACTGGCGGGGCCTTCACCAACAGCGTGGTCAGCACGCCAACCGCGTTCGGCATGAGCGGCGGCCGTATGGGTGTGATGGGCGAAGCGGGGCCAGAGGCCGTGATGCCGCTGACCAGAACCTCGTCCGGGGCCCTCGGTGTGCGCGCTATGGGCGGCAGTAGCTCGCAGATCAACGTCGAGGTGAACATTGCCTCGGATGGTTCGGCCAACGTCTCCAGCAGCCAGCCTGGCCTGGACCAGTTCGGTCGCGACATCGGGACATTCGTCGAGCAGAAGTACCGACAACTCCTGGCGCGTGATCTGCGGCGTGACGGTGCGATCGGCCGCGCCATCAACGGGTAGAGCACATGGCAATCGAAACCTTCACCTGGGCCACCGAGAGCGGTGGCGAGGGCGACATCACCTTCGCCACCAGGTCCGCGCAATTCGGTGACGGCTACAAGCAGTTGGTGAGCGAAGGCCTGAACAGCAAGTCCCAGAGCTGGCCGGTTTCCATCACCGGGCCGGCGGCGACCATCAAGGCCGCGATGGACTTCCTGGACCGCCACACCGGAGCGCGTGCATTTCTCTGGACGCCGCCCCTGGGCGGCCTGGGCTTCTACACCTGTGCGGGCTACCGGCCCGTCAACCTCGGCGGCCGGGTCTACCGGCTGACCGCGACCTTTGAACAGGCATTCCATCCATGACGCTGATCACCGATATCCAGAAGCTGGAGCCCGGCGGCGAGGTCGTGCTGTTCGAACTCGACGGCAGCGACTTCGGCGCCGACGTGGTCCGGTTCCATGGACACGCTATCCCGCATAGTCCCCAAGAACTGGCCGCCGCCGGCGCCAACGCCGACCAATTACCGGCGAAACCGATCTGGTGGCAGGGGCACGAATACGCGGCCTGGCCCGTGCAGATCGAGGGCATCGAGGCCAACAGCGATGGTACTGCGGCGCGGCCGAGCTTCACCGCCGGCAACGTCAATGGCCGGATTACGGCGCTCTGTCTGGCGTTCGAGGACCTGCTCCAGTTCCGCCTCACCATCCGGACGACGCTGGCGAAATACCTGGACGCGGCGAACTTCCCAGGCGGCAATCCCGACGCTGATCCCACCCAGGAGATCGTCGAAATCTGGTACTTGGACCAGAAAACCAACGAGGACGGCCAGTACGTGGCTTGGGAACTGGCCTCGCCAGGCGACGTTGGCGGCGAGCAGGTCGGCCGGCAGATGACCACCCTGTGCCACTGGGCGATGACGGGCGGGTACCGCGGACCCGACTGCGGCTACACCGGCCCGTACTTCGACATCGACGGCAACCCCACCGATGACCCAGCCCGGGACGAGTGTGATGGCTGCCTGGGCACCGGTTGCATCCCGCGCTTCGGTGAAGGCAACCAACTGCCCTTCGGCGGCTTCCCTGCCGTCTCGATCATCGCCAGGAGCTGACCATGCTCAAGCACATCCTGTTTGCCGTGCAGAAGCACGCTGCGGCAGAGTATCCGCGCGAGTGCTGCGGACTGATCATCCGTTCTGGCCGGAGCCAGCGATACGTTCCCTGCGAAAACACCTCTGCCGACGCCGGCGAGGAGTTCCGCATCGCACCGGAGGCGTATGCAGAGGCAGAGGATCAGGGAGAGATCGTTGCCGTGGTGCACAGCCACCCCGACGCCACCAGCCGACCGAGTGCCGCAGATTTCGCGATGTGCAACGCCTCGGGCCTGACATGGCACATCCTGAGCTGGCCGGAGGGTGACCTGCGTACCATCGAGCCCGTCGACCAGGTGCCGCTGCTCGGGCGCGCCTTCGTGCATGGGGTGCAGGACTGCTGGCAGGTCTGCTCGGACTGGTACCAGAGGGAGTGGGGCATCGAGTTCCCGCACTTCGAGCGTGCCGATGGCTGGTGGGAGCGGGCAGACGGTCCAAGCCTCTACGAACAGCAGTTCGAGGGGGCCGGCTTCATCCGGGTGGACCGGCCGCAGCGCGGCGACATGATCGTGATGGCGGTGGGGCGCACCGCGCACCCGAATCACGCCGGGATCTACCTGGCGGACGACCCATCACTACCTAGCGAGGATGTGCAGCACTTCGGCCCTGGCCCCTTCCTGCTGCACCACCTCTACGGCAGGCGATCAGAAATTATCGTGTTCGGCGGGCCATGGCTCGACCGGACACGCCTTGTGTTGCGTCATCGGGACGCAAAATGAAGCGGCTTAGCCGCAGGAGGCAATGATGCAAGCAGAACAGCAGATTGTTTTGAAGTGCCTGGACTCGATGGCGTTGTCCTTGGCTGACCACGGCCATCACTGGACCACCGAACAGCGCCAGGCATACGAGGCGAGCGTGGCCTACCTCACTTCTGACGGTTGTAAGGAGACTGATTCGTCGGTTTCAGGCTGATCTTTTCCTCTGCGGCTTTGGCGTAGATCGAATCCTCAGACCGTCCCAGCTTGAGGCCTATCACGCGGGTAGGGGTATTTTCCTTCGCTAGCTTCTTGAGCGCATCGACATCGGCCTTCGTCCAAGCCTTCCCTGCATTCTCGGGTTGCTTCGCCATGTGACCTCCCAGGTCGTCGAGCCCCAGTCCATGGGCTTTCCGGCAATGGACCGGGGCGTTTCATTGGAGGCACAACGCTACTACGCCTGGATCCAATCCCGTTACTGGGTTTGTGTCCAGGGTGGATGGGTGGACAGTATGGGCCTTAGTGTTTGGGGGCGCTACTCTCGGATCCCAATCCATTGATCGATAGGTAAACGTTGTGCCTGAGAAGGGAATCAGAAATCGATATTCGCAAGCGCCATTCCAGATATTGATGTATGACGATCAAGGGATGACTTCGACGGGGTCCGCGTTTTTTTATGAGTTTAATGCAGAGCTCTTTTTAATAACTAACTGGCATAATGTTAGTGGGAGGCACTTTCTGACCAAGGAGCCTCTTTCTGGAAGGTTTCCAGTTTCTATTGAAATAAAGCTCGCGACTTATATTCCGCATGAGCTTGGTGAGCGTTATGTATATACTTCGGTTGCTCATCGGCTTGAAGTTTATAAAGACTGCAAGCCTATCTGGTTTGAACATCCGGTCCACGGGGAGCTGGTCGATGTCATCGCGATAAAAATTTCACGACCGCAAGACTGTGCTGAGAATTTTCATGTTCCAGTTAACAATATTAGCAGGCTCAAAGTTCCGGTAATGCCAGGCAACACGGCGTTTGTTATCGGGTTTCCTAGCTCGATCAGTACAGGGTTCGGTTTGCCTCTTTGGAAATCAGGCTTTATAGCTTCTGAACCCTATTACGGAATAACAAGTGGCGGTCGTCCGTCGCCGATAGGAGGGCTCACTGGGGGCGTTGAATTACCGGCTTTCTTCCTTGATACTCAAACACGGCAAGGTATGTCAGGCGCTCCAGTATTTTGTTCATTTACGGGTACATGGAATGTCAACGATCCGTACGAAGAAGTGGATGTGGGTTCTCCGGGCTTCTGGGATAGATCGGATGTGGCTTTGAACGAGACGAGGATGGAGTTTGTTGGTTGTTACAGCGGAAGGATTGGTAGAGATGAAGAAGGGGCGGCGCTAGGGATTTGTTGGGGTGTGGAAGTTATTGATGAAATCTGCTCTTCCCAGAAGCTTGGCAAAAATCCACATTTCAACGAGCTCTGTGAAAACGCGCGCTCAGATTGATTATATCTAAGTGTATCTTGGTCAAGCCCAGCCCAGCGCTGGGCTTTTTGCATCTGGCGTTCACCCTTGGCCCCGACGCTTCCACGCATAGTGCTCCCACAGCGCGCTGGTGTGGAAAGCTCGCATCAGGTGCATGCTCCGTAGTTCTTCGATCTTGGTAATGGCCTCAGCCCGATCCCGTGCCCGGATCGCATCCACAGCCTCCGCCTTGGAAGGCGAGTGGCTGCCGAAGGATAAAGCTGCGTCGGCCGTCGACACCTGCTCGTGGTCGAACATCGCGTTTCTGGTCGACTGCGTGGAGAAGTGCTGGAAGATCGTTGAGAGCCGTCGCCTGGCCACTCACCTCAGCGGGCTCGGTTGTAATGCTGGCGTCGAGTTGGCGGGCTTTCTGTGGGATGGGCTGGGTTCCGCAGCGCACGTGAGGAAGTACTGTGCCAAGCAACTGAACTGGCCGACGCGGGCTTCGGCATGAGCATGGAACTGCTCATCCTAGGGTATGGGCCGTAAACGGCATGGAGAGGGCGCCTTCAGGCGCCCTCTCTGTTTCTGCCGAATGAGCCCTGGGTTTTGATGCTGGCTATTTGGTATCCTCCGCCACAATTACATTGTGGAGAGTCGTATGGATGCCGACGAAAAGAAATGCCCCTTCTGCGCTGAAGTAATCAAGGCTGAAGCGATTAAGTGCAGGTACTGTGGCGAAGCACTTAATGAGGAAGTAGGGCTGCCGCAAAATCTTCAAAAGCCCACTGTGGGGGCTGCAAAGAAATTACTGGTCTGTTTAGTGTTAATACCAATCGGCGCTCTGGTGCTTCTCCTAGTTCTTGGTGCAATCCTAGAAAGCACAGAGACCCCTGAGTCCAGGGGTAAAGATAGGGCTCAAGTAGCTATCGATTTGTGCTGGAAAGATGTTGATGATCAACTTTTAGATATGTCAGCTAGGCGTTTCGCTAAGTCGGTATGCCGGAAGCTGGCTGCTGATTATGAGGCGAAGTACGGCCAATCATCCTTCATACGGAAGGAATGAGTAAGCGCATACCGCCTCCGGGCGGTTTTTTATTACCTGGAGAAACACATGACCATCGCAGCGCACCACACTCCGATGACCACCATCAAGCTCTACGGCGCGCTCCGGCAGTTCGGCCGGGAGTACCGTATGCTCGTCGGGTCGACTGCTGAAGCGATCAAGGCCTTGTGCGTGCAGATTCCAGGCCTCGAGCGCTTCCTCGCCAATGCCCACCTGCGAGGTATGGAGTTCGTTGTATTCCGTGGGAAACGGAACATTTCCCAAGATGAGCTGCAGTTCGGGGGCGCCGAGGAAATTCGCATTGCTCCGGTCATGCGGGGCCGGAAGCGTGGCGGGTTGGTGCAGACGATAGTCGGGGCCGCCTTGATAGCTGCTTCCTACGTTTTTCCCGTCATAGCCCCGTATGCGCTGCCTGCAGGGATAGGGATGGTTGCCGGCGGCGTCATCCAAATGCTCAGCCCCCAAGCCCAGGGCCTGAAGCAGAGCGCGGCGCCGGAGAACCTGCCCAGCTACGCCTTCGGCAGCGCCAGAAATACCACAGCCAGCGGGAACCCGGTGCCGATCTGCTACGGGAAGCGCCGGTGGGGCGGGGCGATTATCTCGGCTTCGATTTACGCCGAGGACAAGGTGTAGCCATCCGCGTGGAAAGGGGGCAAGATACATATACGTTGCCGATTCTTACAGCCGCATGAGTTGCGTTTGATAATCAAAAACTGTATGGTTCAGGCATTGTTGGAACAAAAGTAACTGACTTCCCTAAGGCGCCTAAAGGCGCTTTTTTTGTGCCCACAGAAAACCCAAAGCCTCGGACGCCGCACGGCGTGCCGGGGCTTTTTTGTGCCCGCAACCCCCAACTGGGGGCACACGTGCAGGCTAGGCTCGCTACCGAAAAGGGTCGGTCCAGCTCCGCCTACGCCCCTGCCTGCACTTCTCTTTTTCAGGCGGATGGAGCATCACTATGTCTAACGTTATTCCCTTCAACTACCAGGGCCAGGCTGTTCGATTCAATTCCGATGGCTGGATCAATGCCACGGATGTGGCCAAGCGTTTCGGCAAAAAACCGGTGGAATGGCTGCGCCTGCCGGATACGGTGAAATACTCGGACGCACTGGCGCGCCATTTAAATGTGGGGGAATCCCACCTTTTAGTTAAGACTTCGAAGGGGCGTGCCGGTGGCACCTGGCTGCATCCGAAGCTGGCTGTGGCATTTGCTCGCTGGCTCGATGTTGATTTTGCTGTTTGGTGTGACCTGCACATCGATGCTCTCCTACGGGGCGAACTCACCGAAAAGCGGCAGTTCGACCGTGCGTGCCGCGAGTTGCGTGATGCTCGGGAACTGGCCAGCCTCAATGGTCGTGAGTTAGCCCGGTGGAAGCAGAAGAAGTCGGGACTGATTCAACAAGTCGAATATTGGCGTGACCAGTTGCAGATGACGCTCGGCTTGGATAGCGCCGCGTAGGCTCTGCCTGGCCCACCAATGCCCGCTTCGGCGGGCTTTTTCATGCCCGGAGGAAAGCATGGGCGCAGAAAACCAGCACCTGACCGGCCGCAAGGGCGGCAGTAGCAAGCCGAAACAGCCGGTCGAGGCACCCGACAGCCTGCGCTCGGTCGCGATGGCCAAGATCCTGCTTGCCGTGGGCGAAGGCGAGTTCGCCGGCGTTCCGAGCGAGCGCGATATCTACCTCGACAACACCCCGCTGATGGACCCGAGCGGTAACCTGAACTTCCCGAACGTTAAGTGGGAGTGGCG